ACTCATGTTCACATCCCATCGCTTTTCCTTTCTTTCACTCCCTATAAGATTTTTGCTCTTTCCCTGCTTTAACGAGCAACCCTGCAACGTGCCGGGAGGAAAAACACATTGCGTTCCATCCCATCTTTTTTAATTGAAACTTCCAGCAAAAGGAAAAACACCATGATTAATATAAATTTCGGTTTCAGATTCCCAACTTCTATTTACAGAAGATTCAGAATGTGATCCTTGGAACTCTGCCCCCTGTTTAACCAGAAAGTAAAGCGCCAAGTCAAAAATACAATCATAGCATTTTTTCATGTCGTTTTTGATTTTATCATCAGTGTAACTAGAGGGGTAATTTCGCTTATTTTTAAATGAACGAATTGCCCGGTTTACAGAAAGAGTGAGTATGGACTCAGATTCTGGATTATCTGCTAAATAAAGTGATAATTCTTCCATAAGTTCTTCATTCATTTAATTCACCGCCTCTTTCTGTGTTACTGCTGAGATAATATTTCAGAAATGATACCAGCCTTATTAGTTGCTGTCAGGGCATAGCCATTATCACTTGCAAGCTGTCTTAACTGTGGTACAGTCATATTAGACAGCTCACTTTCTGTATACTTGTGTGTTGGTACATTATCTGCACTCGCTACAGATGGTGACTGGCTGTTCTCGTCAAGACTATGCCCGTTTATTCCCCCTTTGTACCGATAACGATACCGCCATTAGCTTTCGGAGCAACCGGAACGAACATACCGGACGCTTTTGTCCATACTGCAACCGGATCCTGTGTAGCCCACATGGACAGTGTTACGAAAGAACGGTTTTCTTCCTGAATGAACTGTCTGTATTCAAGTTCCTCAGGTGTCACGCCCCAGAGTCCTGTACCGAAAGAACCGTTTGCATCTGCTTCATACAGAGTAAATACATCTTCTTTGAAGTATCTGCCTGTTTTAAGAGAACCATCTGCTTTTCTGAAGTGGAATTTCTCATCGCAACGATCAATTGTGATTCCGTATTCCTGCATAAGCAGATTTGCAAGTTCCTGTTTGGTCAGAAGACGTTTGTTTGCTGCTCCCAGAACTGCTGTCTGCATAGCAGTATTGTTTCTCATGTAGTTAATCATCTTTAGAGATGTAAGTGCTTTGTTTACAACAAATCCGTTGTCTTCTGCAACTGCAACCATCTTTTGGACATCACCCATGATGTCCGCATCTGGTGTAGCCCAGTTGGCAAGTGTTACTTTTGCACCAGTCGGTACGCCGTAATCAATATTCAGATTTACATTGTTCTCGTTGACTTTTACGGCACCTGTAGAAAGGAACTGTCCTTTCATAACATTCGCTCTGGTAACAACACCTTCAAAAAGGTAAGCTGCATCATCAAATACAAAGTTTTTCAGTGCTTCATTATCCGGCACACCGTTTTCAATTGCCTGCTGTAATCTTTCGGACTGATTGACTTTTCTCTTAATAAAGAGTTTTTCAGTCAGAACTTTTTCGAAGCCCGGTCTTGTTCCGATTTCTGCTTCAGTATCAAGCGCATGAACGAATGCCACTTCTGGCAGTCTCTGTCCAGCCATAAGTCTGTAGTATTCAGCTTTCAGGTACTGGGTTTTAACATCTGGAAAAATGATATCAAGGATACCAGGTCTTTTAACACTGAAATTCTGAGAGAAGTTAAGTCTTTCTTCCTGTGTAATTGATTCTAATACATTAAATGGCATCTGTTATACCTCCTTAAAATTCTGGGTCTGTAGTGGTTACGAAAACAATTCCCGCTTTTTCAAGTTCTGTCTTTGCGGTAGTATTGACTACTGCCGGAAGTCTCTTTTCAAGAACACGTCCTGCAACAATTACGGAAATTGGTCTCTTTACATCGTCTGTCATATCAACCTCTTCAAATACGATTCCTTTTGCACCGGTTGCATTTGCCGGATATACAGAACCTGCTTTGATGATCTTCTTAGTTCCAACGGTTTCAGCATTTGTCTGTTCTGCTGTATAGGTTTTAAGTACCAGTCCTACCTCGGATTCGAGGATATTAGGTGTGGATTCGTACTGCTCTGTTTTCATAAAAGCCATAATCTAAATCTCCTTTACTTGAATTAAATATTTACCGGTGCGTTATCGTCCGCCGGTTTGATTTCTGGGTTCATTCTTGCTGAGTACGCTTTTGCATATTCAGATGCATCACTTTTCTTTGTCTCGTTACTGTCGTCAGCTCCACCACCCGGATTAGGCGTGTTTTCAAGGATTTCTTTTTCCCATGCAGCTTTTGCAGTATCGAGAGTTGTTTTATTTATTTCGGAAATTCCATCAACAAAAGTCTGTGCTTCTTTGAGTGCATCTTCTTCATTCATATTGGAAAATGCTTTGATTGCTCCTGCGTAGGCATCATCTTGCATTCCTGCATTAGCAAAAATGGAAGTGATTTTTCCTGTCAGTGCTTCTCTCTGGGAAGTTGCAAGTGCGGATTCAAGGTCAGAAATTCTTTTCTCGTTTGCAGCTTTTTCTTTCTGGCGTTCCAGTTCTGCTTTCTCAGCGTCTGTCATATTCTGCTGTTTCAGCTCTTCCAATTCTTTTTCAAGGTCTGCTGCCTTGTTGGCTTTTTCTTGTAATGAAGCATTTTTGTCTTTTTCTTTCTTTACTTCTCCTGTAACGGAATCAAGGTATTTAGACACCTGTTCATCAGATGGTTCCTCAATTCCCATACCGATAAGTACCTGTTTTGCCTGTTCTCTTGTCATGAAATCTCCTTTCTTCCAGACCAACACACTTTGTTCACACGGTTCGCTCCGCACATGATCTGTGCCCGATTTGCGCTCACGGGCTGTTGCAATATTTTTGAGTATTAAAAAAGGAATCTCAGTTTTCCAAGATTCCTTAAATAATTAATGTAAAAATCGTCTATTCTTCACCAGTGGAAGAAATTGTTGCTGATTGATTTTGAATTGATTTCTGACTAAAATCTTTAATCAATTCTTGTGCTTTCTTCATTTCTGCGTCTGGGTTTGCCAGTTCGGGATAAACAGTTCCAAGATATGGTAAGCTCATTTCATATACCTTTTGCGGATCGCTGAATAATCCACAAGTAATCAATGCAATAAGCGGGTGAATTTTATTCTTGAACAGATAATCAAGTGCCTGTGCTTTAACAAGCATGTTATCTGTTGGGTTTCTGGTGATTTTGACATCAAAATCTCTGGTAGAAATCTTGACATCATTGGAGGTTTTGCGAATGATGTTGAGAATAATTCTGACAGAAGCTTTTTCGGCTTCTTTTGTGAATGCTTCAACAAGTTTGGCATCTCGCTCTGCAAAATCCCATCCATTACGTAAATATACAGCATTACCAGTATCACCACCGGTGTTGCTCTGGCGGTTTGGCATTGCTTCTACAATCAGCATATTATTGTAAATGTCGTCTTTAGCAACTTGGCTCTCCGACTGGTTTAATTCCGCAGTCATCAAGTCAACATCTGACTGAACACCGTTTCCAGCATCTTTTACAGATATTGCTCCTAGCTTGACCATTTTCAAAAATTCATTCTCGTCAACTTCACAGTTTTTGAATTTCATAAATGCTTGAACAAACTGTTCAACACCGTTTAATCTATCCGACTGATACTTGTTGATCGCATCAAATGCTGTAATTGCAATTTCGACATCAGATAGCCGGTCATGGTTGTTTGGATACTCGATAATTGGGATTCCGCCAAAGCCATTAATGCCGCTGACGGTTACTTGTCCGTTCTTTATCTTGAAATATTGATTTGAAGAATAGCAAAGATAATATTGCTGATTCTCTTCATCTTTCAATATTTGAACAGATAGCATTGCTTTTCCTGTGTTTCTGGAATAAACAATATAAACATCTCCCGGATACGGAATAAAAATTCTAAATGGTGGTAAATCACGGTCTTTTGTCCAATCGTCTTCTCGTAGAATTGCTTTGTATGCAGTTCCTACGGCACTCTGGTATATTCCAAGCTGAATATTTCGGGCATCCGCATTTGCTTCGTCCAGATAATCATTCAGCAGGTCGACCTGCTCATTTATCTTTTTATCTGCTTTTTTCTTTTTGCAGACATATTGAATAGGTTCTCCATATATTTGTCCTGCCTTAAACTTGACAACTTCCAGAGCGTGATTTTCGACAACTCTGTTATTTACTTCCGGTCTCACAAGCTTTTCCCGATATAAGATTGGTTGGTCGCCTTTGTAGTACCGATAAAGATAATTAATCATCATTCTGTTTCGATTATGTGTACCAATCGTATCAGATAGAACTTGAATAACATTTTCGGTAGTAATTTGAGCTACGCCAGTGTAGGCAGTTTTTCTGCCAAAATCGCCTTGGCATAGGTCAACAAAATTGCTTTTGTTTCTTCCCACTGCCTATACCTCCTGTTTTTGAGCATGAAAAAAGCACCGAGTTTTCACCCGATGCTTCATACATTTTCATCATATATTATACATAATCGGAAAGTTATATTCAGTAAGAAAAGGTGTTAACTTTTGAAATTAAGCATTTCTTTTACGTAATTTACTGCTTTCCCGTGGAATTGTTTAATATATTCTTCATTGTATTCCATTTCATCTGCAATGACAGTTAGCTTTTTTCCCTCTACGTATCGTTTATACAAAAAATCATAATACTGGGGATTTTCCACAGACTCTATAACATCTATAAGTTTCTGTTTTTTCTCCATAAGCTCTACCACATTATCAGCCAATTCACGTTGCGCATCCACCAATTTTGCAATTGTATCGCCTATTTTATCTTGGCTTCCAGAAGTCTGAACGCGTTCAATACCATACGTCGAAGCACTAATGCTAGTAGCAAGCAATTTTAAGTGTTCGATTTCTTCCAGTTTGTTATTTATAATTTTTTCGTATCGTTGAATTTGATTCAGATATTCCTTTATATCCATGCTATCTCCTTCCCCAGAATGGATTCTGCATTGCTGTCGCTTTACCGCCTAATGGATTTTGTACGTACTCAGCCATCATTGCCAAAGAATCAATTCCGTCATCATGTGGTACTTTTGCCCTAGTGGTGTACGTAGTTACATTAGCCATAAATAACCCGTAATCAGACTTTGCTTTGTACTGACTTGGATGCAGAAAATAAAAATGTTTTGCTATATAGTCCGAATTTACAAGAATCTTTGTTTCTTTATTTGCTGACGTTGGTTTTGTCTCAATTTCAGCTCGGCACTTTCCAGTAATCATTTTCTGGATATTGTGTGCTACACGGTTTCCGACATTATTTGATTCGAAACAAATCTTATGTGGATTATGTCTTACCAAAATATCTGCTGTCTTTCTATCCAAAATGTCATAGTCTGTAGTATCATCAAACACCACATCGGGAAAGAAGAATTTATCTCCGTATTGGTATGCAATCGGTAATGATTCGAAGTCGGTTCCTTTATCTTTTGTATCGCATACCGCCCATATTGCATCTGCATCTTTATCTGGAATGATGATGTATTCATCTGCGCATCCATCCGGCACGTCTTCTTTACTGAAAAAGAATCGTTTTAATTTGTCCGGTGGTAACAATAATCCCTCACGTTCTACCGGTTGCTGCTGGTAAAGACAGTTGTAAGAAATTTCATCCATGGATTCTTTAGCATCATTGAAATATTTCTCTGAGAATCCATTTACCGTAAATAGAAAATTACTTTTGCCGTTCTCATCAAGAGCCGGCACTGCAATGAACCTTGCCCGTGGGTTTCCGGCATATAGTTGTTGCAGTTTTCCGATAGGGTCATGTACTGACCATCTGGTGGCAATATAAAACTCTTTGCATCCCTCAAGTCTACGGGAACGCAAGTCATTTACCACTTTTGTCCATAAGGTATCAAGTCGGTTCTTATTCAAAGCTTCCTCGATACCAGACACAAGGTCCTCGGCAGTAAGAAATA